GCGTGTTGACGCTATCTTAGCAGGTTCAACTGTAGACTTAGACTCGTTGAAAGAAATCGTTGACGCGTTTGAAGGTGCTGATTCAGACCTACAAAACGTAATGACTTCTAACAGCTCACGTCTTGCTTCTGCTGAAGCTGATATTGATTCTCTTGAAGTAGCGATGAATGCTCGTGTTGGCGAAATCGGCGATATTAACGTTGATATCACAGACGTAAATTCTCGTATTGATCAAGAAATTATCGATCGTGTAAACGCAATTGCTCCACTTCCTATCTTAATTGATAGTGGTGATGCTGCAACACTCGCTGCTGCGAAGGCTCACGCTGATTCGGGCGACTCTGTTCTACAAGATCAGATTGATGCTGCTACTAGCGTTTCTTCTGGTATAAACAGTCGTCTAGGTAGTGTAGAAGTTGGTCACCCAGTACTCATCAGTGATGGTGATGCTGCGACACTTGCTGCTGCGAAAGCGTATACTGATACAGAAATTTCATCTGAACTCGGACCAATCCTTGGTATCCAAATTCCTGGATTGCAAGAAAAGGACAGTGAACAAGATGTTCGTTTGACTGCTCTTGAAGCTGAAGATGTTGTTCTAAGTGGTCGTTTAGATTCAGATCGCCTAGAATGGATTGGCGCTGACAGTGACTTAGACGTTCGTGTAACTACTCTTGAAGGAGAGATGGATACAGTTGAAGGTCGCCTAGACTCGGATCGTTTAGAGTGGATCGGTGCAGATTCAAGCGAACGTGCTGAACGTATTGCTGCTGACATCGCGTTAGGTGTACGTATTGACAACTTGATTGCCAATACAGACTCTGTTGCACTTAACTCTCTTGCTGAGTTGGTTGAAGCATTCCAGAATGCTGATAACAGCTTGACCGCGTTAGTTAACGGTAACGCTAACGACATCTTTGATTTGCAGACGCAAATTAACGGTAACGACGGCGATATTCTTGGTCTTGACGGACGTGTAGATACACTTGAGAATTCAATGTTTACTGCTCAACAAGACATCATTCAACTTCCAGGTGAAGTGAAAGATTGTATTGTTGGTGGTCTATGTATCACAACGACTCGTGTTGGTGAAGATGTGGTAGTTGCAGTTGATGAAACTGAAGCTGCTAGTTCATTGTTGGTAAATAATGCTAACAACCTAGGTGGTCAGGATCCATCACACTACCGTATCAATGTCTACAACGTAGCTGGTTCATTAGTTAACTAAGATAATTGTTAGACTTTAAAGGGAGCTTCGGCTCCCTTTTTTATTGTCTGTTGATAAAAACATATAAATAGTAACAGTATTAACTGGGAATCAAAATATGTACATAACTAACCGAGAAGATTTAATGGACTATTGCTTGCGTGCACTAGGATATCCTGTAATCGAAATTAACATTGACGACGAACAACTAGACGATCGTATAGACGAAGCTTTACAATGGTTTCGTGAACATCATCCAGACGGACAACGACGTTATTATCTAAAACATCAATTAACTCAATCTGATATCGACAATCAGTATGTTGAGTTTCCAGACTTAGACCTTGCTTCGGTTGTACGCATGCTCCCAGTTACAGCTAGTTTATCCAAAGCAGGTTGGTTCTCGGACGCTTGGCAACATATGAAGTATACTGTAATGGACTTTACTCGTGGTGGCGGTATCGTAGGCGATCTTGCCCATTACGACCAAATGAAACAGCAACTAGAATTGTTAGATATGAAGTTAGTCGGACAACCGCAGATTACATTTGACCGCCAATACAATCGTATTAATCTACACATCTCAAAGTCAAGTCTAAAAGAAGGCGACTATGTTGTGTTTGAAGTTTATGGAATCCGCTACCCAGACGATTCTGTATTAGAATACAACTCTCTTTATAATCATAAGTTTGTAAAGGCGTATGCAACTGCGCTTGTTAAACGTCAGTGGGGTACTAACCTAATTAAGTTCGATGGTATGACACTTCCAGGTGGAGTAACTGTAAACGCTCGACAAATATATGAAGACGCGTTACAAGATATCGAAAAGATTATGGAGAAGTTTAGAGAAGAAGAGGACGAAGGTCCAGTCTTCTTTATGGGGTAAGCTATGCCAATTAACCCATACATGAGCCAGAAGGTTCGAAGCGAACAATCATTATATGAAGATTTAATTATCGAAGCCATTCGAATGTATGGTCAAGATGTGTATTACCTTCCACGTGAAATTCACGAGCGCGAAGAAATATTCCTAGACGCTATTGAATCTCAATTCTCAGAAGCTTATAAAGTAGAAGTGTATATTGAGAACACCGAAGGGTTTGATGGCGACGGTGACCTGTTTACTAAGTTTGGTGTCGAGTTACGGGATCAAGCTACCTTCATGATTGCTCGTCGTAGATGGCAACAGTTGATTGGTGATCGCCTATCAGATAAACAATTCAGACCACGCGAAGGCGACTTAATCTATTTGTCTCTTTCACAGTCACTATTTGAGGTTAAGTCTGTTGATACCGAAACACCATTCTACCAATTAAGTAAATTACCATTGTTTAGAATGCAGTGTGAATTGTTTGAATTCTCTGATGAAGACTTTGATACTGGTATTGATGAGATTGATGTTGTTGAACGCGAACACGCATTCCAGTATCATATCGAGATGGCAGAACCAGATTCAGATCAAGGCGGATTCTATAAGACTGGCGAATATGTTTACCAGACATTTGATGACTTTGAGATTGAAGGTGAAGTTACTGCGTGGAATAGTGAGACTCGTATTCTATCGATTGCTCATACAGGAACTGATGATGGTGAATACCACGTATGGAATACTGAACAAGAAATTGTATCAGAATCAGGCGCTAGGTTTATGCCATTAGTAGTAGATGATAACGTCAATGAAATTCAGCCATTATCACAGAATGAAACTTTTGACGACTTTGCTAATGACTTTATAGATTTTAGTGAGACTAATCCATTTGGAGATATGAACTAATGATGGGCGGACATTTTTATAACAAGCACGTGAGAACCTGTGTATCTATATTTGGTTCACTATTTCACGATATTAATATTGTACGAGAACGTGCGGACGGAACTACACTAAACCAAATAAAAGTTCCATTATCATATGCGCCAAAACGTAACTTCCTTGAACGTCTCGAAGAAATGGCGCAAGGAGAGGAAGCAGAACGTCGCGTCGCCATTAAGCTACCTAGAATGTCATTTGAGATCATCAGCGTAGCATATGACCCACAACGACAATTACCTAAAGTAAATCAATTTAAAATTGGCGAAGAAAGAAATAGTTATATTGGGACACCATATATACTCACTTTTCAGTTGAGTGTATATGCTAAGACTCAAGACGACGCTCTACAAATAGTAGAGCAGATTATACCATACTTCGCTCCACAATATACACTTAGTGTCAGACCTTTTTCTGATCACCCAGAGTTTGTGGAAGACGTGCCTATATCCTTGAATGGACTTGACTTCCAAGACGATTATGAAGGTCCATTGGAAAATAGACGGACTATAATTTACACTCTAAACTTTGACATGAAGATGATGTTTTATGGTCCAGACCGTACAAACTCTCTTATCCGTGACGTTAATATTAATATGTTCTTAGACCGACTTAATCAAGACGAGTTTATACATAATATAAATATTACTCCAAGCCCTATAGATGTCAGTCCCGACAGTGATTATGGGTTCAACTTAGAGTATGATGATGAGCGATTCGAATAAAAACCAAATTATAAAGTTTGACGAAGATCAGAAGCGTAACTTTGTACATGAACAGGATTATGAATTCTCTAGAGAGACTTACTATGACCTAATTGAAAAAGGTCGAGAGTCTCTTGAGTTAATGATTGAGGTTGCTCGTGAAAGCGAACACCCTCGTGCGTTCGAAGTATTATCTGGAATGATTAAAGGTATAGCTGACGTTAATGGTTCGTTAATGGATCTTAATAAAAAGTATAAAGAAATACAGAAGTCAGACTCACCTAAAGACACTAACACAACTAACAATAATCTATTCGTTGGATCTACAACTGATCTACAGCGCATGTTGTTGGGTCAAGCTGATGAAAAGGTGATTGATGCCGATTCAGACCAATGACTCCCAGAAAGTTAAAATAGATTATGAGATGTTTACTGATGATGAATATCAGCAAATACATTTATTCTTAGCTACTGAACTTGATCATAGTACGGCAGAAATCAATAGGGAAGTATGGGACTCTAGACTCTTTGAGGGAACTCAAGGTCATACCGAGATTACTATCATAGAAGATGAATGGTTAACTGATTTGATTATCAATAGAATGATTGAAAGGTTTAACACTACACTAGATATTTCTAAGTATAACGTAATGTTGTATAAAAGTCAAGGGTTATATAATGTTAATTGGCACGATGACGGTGATTATGCCGGAGCAGCTTCCATATACTTAAACAAATATTGGAACCGTACCTTGGGTGGATACTTTATATATCAGATGAGTCATCAAGACGTTATGACTGCAATTCAACCAAAGCAAGGTACAGCTGTATACCAGCAAGGTGGTGTACTACATGCAACTACACCAGTGGCGTTGAATGCGCCGAATAGATTATCGATTCAGGTATTTGTAAATGAATAATAATGAAAGTTATTTGGGTAATCCAAATGTGAAGAGAGACGGTGTCAATGAAAAATGGACACCTAAGAAGCTATCTGAGTATAAGAAGTGTATGGGCGATCCCGCATACTTTTGTAAAAAATATGTAAAGGTAATTCATCTTGACAAAGGCTTGGTTCCATTTAAACTATATCCATATCAAGAAAAGATGTTCCAACACTTTGAAGACAATCGTTTCAGTATTGTACTTGCTTGTCGTCAGAGCGGTAAATCTATTTCTTCTGTTGGGTATTTACTTTGGTACGCTTTATTTCATCCTGAAAAAACTATTGCGGTCTTGGCTAACAAAGGCGCGACTGCGAGGGAAATGTTAGCTCGTGTCACATTAATGCTCGAGAACTTACCTTTCTTTCTACAACCTGGATGCAAAGCACTTAACAAAGGTTCAATAGAATTCTCCAATAACTCACGTATTATCGCAGCTGCTACTTCAGGTTCTTCTATTCGTGGTATGTCCGTTAACTTACTATTCTTGGACGAATTTGCGTTTGTTGAAAATGCTGCGGAATTCTATACGTCAACTTATCCTGTTGTATCGTCTGGTAAAGATACAAAAGTTATCATAACAAGTACAGCCAATGGTATTGGTAATACATACCATAAGATCTGGGAAGGCGCTGTTCAGAAAGTAAATGAATATAAACCATTCCGTGTTGATTGGTGGGATGTTCCAGGTCGAGATGATGAGTGGAAAAAGCAAACTATCTCAAACACTTCACAATTACAATTTGATCAGGAATTTGGTAATACTTTCTTTGGTACAGGTAATACTCTAATTGAAGGACAGGTTTTACTAGACTTACGTGCGCGTGAACCTGCGCAAGTGCTTGAAGGTGGCTTCATGAAGATTTATGAAGAACCTAAACTAGAGCATGAATATATTATGACAGTTGATGTGGCGCAAGGTCGCGGACAGGATTACTCAACCTTTACTATATTTGATGTTTCAGTGAGACCATTTAAACAGGTTGCTTGTTATAGAAATAATACAATATCACCTATCTTATTCCCTAACGTTATATACAAATACGCGACGCTCTATAATGAAGCTTATGTTGTAATCGAAAATAACGATCAAGGTATGCTTGTTTGTGTAGGATTATATCAAGACTTAGAATATGAAAACATACACCTAGAATCTGCGGTTAAAGCAAATGCTATTGGTATCCGTATGGACAAGAAAGTCAAGCGTATTGGCTGCTCTGGTATTAAAGATATAATTGAAAGTGGTAAACTAGAAATTATAGATGAAGAAACAATTATGGAGATATCTACATTTGTCTCTAAAGGTACATCATTTGAAGCTTCGGACGGCAACCACGATGACCTAATGATGAACCTCGTAATGTTTGGTTACTTTATAAATACTCAATCATTTATGGACCAAACAAATGTTAATATCAAAGAGTTAATGTTTGAACAGCGTATGAGAGAAATTGAAGATGACGTTCCTCCATTTGGTATTATCGATGACGGACTAGATTATGCGGAGCAACAAGATATACAAGACCAATTAAATACTGGTTGGCATACATTTGAAAGCCCTAACACCTATAATACCGAAGATTGGTAAACATATAAATATAGCTATTGAAAAGTATTTCTCCGTATTATGTAAACTTATCATTCGCAACCGATTAAAAAAGGAAAGGTTATGGCATTAACAACTCCATCACAATCACCTGCGGTATCTGTAAGAGAGATTGACTTAACTGGCGTTGTGCCAAATGTACAGTCTTCAACAGGTGCTTTTGTAGGCGATTTCAATTGGGGTCCAGTAGATCAAATCGTTCGTGTTTCTAACGAATCAGACCTTAGATCTAAATTTGGTACTCCAGAAAAAAGCAACGCGGTAGATTTTTTCTCTGCTGCATACTTCTTAAAATACTCAAGCTCACTTCTTGTTGTCCGTGTAGACGGCGGTATGAACGCAGCAGCAACTTCTGATCATCAACCTATTGAGTTGACTCCAGCAGTTCCAGCAACTTATGTTGTAGATTCTGATGGCACTCAAGTACTTGATTCAGATGGTCAACCTATTGAGTTGACTCCAGCAGTTCCAGCAACTTATGCTCCAGCAGCACGATTAATTAAAAATTCTGATGTATGGGATCTTGGCGTAACAGGTTCTGATAACACTGTATACGCAAAATATCCTGGAAGTTTAGGTAACTCTATTAAAGTTACATTAATTCCAGCTGGTGTTCAAAGTTCTATATTTGACGATGCTCCAGAAGCTGGCGAAGTTCACGTTATAGTTTCAGACGCAGAAGGTAAAATCACTGGCGTCAAAGGCGATATCTTAGAAACATTCGCATTCATGTCAACTACACCTGGATCTACAAACGAGCAAGGCGGTGCTAATTACGTAACAGACGTAATCAACAACCAATCTTCTTGGATTTGGATGGGTGAATATACTGAAGGGTGGACATTTGATTCAGACGGAACTTGGTCTGCTACACTAGAAGGTGGTTCTGATGAAGCAGTTTCTACACAAGCTAAAGGTTCTGCGTTCTCATTGTTTGAAGACCCAGATACAGTTACAGTTGATTTCTTAATCGCACCTCAAGACGTTGATGCAGACGTAGTAACTACTATTGCAGAAATTCGTAGAGATTGTGTAGCGGTAGCATCTCCAGCACGTCTAAGTGTTGTTGGTAACGCAGATCCAACTGCAGCTATTATCGCAAGCGCTCCTTCTACGCGTTCTTCATATACTATTTTAGATAATAACTTCTTCAAAGTATATGACAAATATAACGATCAGTATATCTTTATTCCAGCAGCTTCAAGCACAGCTGGTGTAATGGCAGCAGCAGACCTAGCTTCTGCTCCGTGGTTCTCACCAGCAGGTGAACGTCGTGGTCGTTACTTAGGCGTAACTGATGTTGCTTACAATCCGTCTAAGGCTCAACGCGATGATCTATATGCAGCTGGTATTAACCCAGTAGCAAACATTCCAGGTTCTGGTGTGTTGCTATATGGTGACAAAACTTATCAACGCCGTCCTTCAGCGTTCGACCGTATCAACGTACGTCGCTTGTTCTTAGTATTAGAACGCGCTATCGGTCAAGCTGGTAAGAACGTGATGTTTGAGATGAACGATGAGTTCACTCGTGCAGAGTTTGTCAATATCGTAGAACCGTTGTTGCGTGAAGT